CATGTATTGGCGCACCTCGCGCATTGTGCGCGCGATGATGATCGGCGAGCCGCTGCCTCCGGAGCCTGGCGTGACGCCGGCGGCGTCGGCCAGGCGCAAGGGCTGATCCGGCGTCGTCGGCGCCGAAAGTCCGCGCAGGCGCGAGAGGATCGTCGGCATTAGCTTTTGACCACGACTCGAAATTGATTCGCCGTCGGCGGAATCGTGAAGCCAGAGAGCGTCACCGAGTTGGTGCTCGTGTGCTGCACGTCGACGACGACCTCATCCCATGGCGTCGAATTGCGGTACACGGTCACGCTCACATCCCGCGTCGCGAGGTTATGGTTGATGACGTACGAGATGCTGGCGCCGTCGCCGAAATTGGCCGCGAAGCTCGCGCCAAAGATCGCCTGCAGCTGCGCCATGGTCCAGCGCACATTCGCGCCGCCCTGCAGGCCGACGAGCTGATCTGACGACGCCGGCGCCGCGGCCGCGGTGAATCCCGAGAATTTGACTGTCATAGGTTTTTACTCGCTGAAAATATCGACGCCGGTTTCGTCGTCGATTTGTGTGCCGCTCTCGTCGGTGATTCCGATCGAGTTATTCGTGAACGCGACCGGGATGACCCAATGCTCGAGACTAGTGAGGCCGTTGCATTGGCTCTCGAGCTGCAGCGTGAGCGTATCGCTCGCGCCGGAATTGATCGTGACCGAGGTCCCGGCGATCGCCGCGATGGTCGCAAGCAGAACAGAACTCGAGGAGTAAACCCGCACGGTGTAGGTCGTGCCGGCCTCCGGCGTGACGGTCGCGTGCGCCTGGTCGATCATCGTGTCGGCCTGCGTCAGGCGATTGCGCTCGATCCAGGAGAGCGTGAATGCGCCAGTGACGCCGCCGGCGAGATCAAAGCGCGTGCCATTGATCTTCGGCAGCGCCGGCGGATACGGCAGAAGCGCACGGCCAGTGATCGTCACAGGGATATCGGTTGCGAGCGATATGTCGAGCTGCCCGAGCGGCGCATTGGGGAGCGGCTTGTTGTGCACGACCTCACTCGCCGTATATTGCTCGCCGTCCGATCCCACATAGCTGTCGATGAAAAACACTTGAACACCGCCTGCATGCGGGTTCGCGACCGTATCGACGCATCCTCGGGCGATCGCGCAAGCCCCGGTCAGCGGGTTAAATGCCGTGATATTGACGATCTCATTCGCACCCCCTCCGTCGACGATGAGCGCGGCGCAGGGAAGCGGTGCGTGCGAAATATCTATCAGCGTGTTGAGCGTCATCGTCGTGTCGAAGGTGCCGATCGAGACGGCGATCTTGCCGGCAGGCGAGAATTGCTCGGTCTGCTGAGCCGCAAAGAATGCAGCGCCACCGACCTCTGTCGCGAGCGCATAGCTTTGACAGAGCGAATCCGGACGCGCGACGAGCACCCCGTCATATCCGACCAGCGGCGGCAGTGCATTCGCGGTCGATGCGCCGAGCACTTTGTACACGGTGCGAAAATCCGCCTCATAGGCCTGGAATAGGACCGGCGCGACGGGGTGATTGTTCGGCGGGATCCAGCCTGAGACCTGCGGTGCGACGTAGGTATCGGACGGTAGCGAATAGATATCCTGCATGATCGATAAGGTGATCGAGCCGTCGAGCAGCGTGCCCGTGTCGATCTCCCCGACGCGCATCGCCATCTGATCGATGCCGGCGGCCGGAAATGAAAAGACGAAGACATCGCCCGGTGTCAGCAGATAGGCGGTGCGCTTGAATTTCGCGGTTAAGCGTTTGAGTGGGACGGTGGTTGCCTGCAGATCCCTTTGGCAGACCCGCGCGGCGAGATCCTGTGTCGCAATCCCCGTATAGGTGCGCGTGTCTGTGACGACGACGCCCTGGCTTTGAATGCTCCCCAAGGCCTGCAGCGCGATCGACTGCTCTTGTTTCGCGAGCGGATCGTAGTACTTGACCCACAGCTCATTGACCGCGCCGGTTAGCGTCGAGTCGTCCTTCTCGGTGAGCTCGATCACATCCGATTGCGTAAAGACCGGCAGCGTCGAGACATCGTATCCGCCGCGCACCAGCTTATATTGAAAAAGTCCAGTGACCGGCGATGTCACAAGGACGCCGGCCGTGTAGTTCATGATCGTCTGCAGGAACGAATCGATCGAATCCTGACGATTCCACAGCAGGCACAGGCCGAATCCCTCGCTAAAGAGCTGCGCCGCGGACGCCGTAAACACGGCGTCGTCGAGCGCCGCGATCGGATAGCCCATGCCCCAATCCGGATTGGTGAGCACCTCATAGACCATATGCGCCGGGTTCATGCCGATGACGCCGCTTGAGAGCGTCACCGCGGCTTGAGTCGGATTCCAGGCAGTGCCGCCGCTCCATCCTTTAAGCGCCCGCCTAAAGCGAAAGCTCCAGGCCTTCGGATACGGGTTATTGGCGCCGATCTGTCCGCTCTGCGTGATGTTGGGAAACGTGACGCCACCACCTATGCCGACGCCGACACCGCCGCCGCCGCCGCCGCCACCAATCGAACCGCTGCCGTTGAATACGCCCGTCAAAAGGCCGCGGTAGCCAGGCTGCGGCGGTCCCTGTACCGCGGAGAGATAGGCGTTCGCCCCTTGCGTCGCCTCGCCCATCATCACATCGAAATTGCCGTATATGCCGCCCTCCTTCTGCGGACCGCCGAATAGATTCGGCGCATTTATCAGGATCGTTCCGCTGGATGTCACGGAGCCCAAGAAGGCCGTGCGATCGCCCGCGCGGATCTCGAGGAACTCATCGACCGGCCCATGCGAGAGCCCGAAATGCAGCCCCAAGTAATACGTGTAGCCGGCGATCTGCGCGCTCTTACCCATCGCGTTGACGCTCCCGCGCGATCGCCGCGACCTTCAAGGCGAGCGCATCGCCGGTTTCCTCGAACCTCTCGACCGGGACGCCGTCGCGAATGAAATCGAGGACATCGATTCCCTGAGCTTTAAGCCACACGCGCGCGCCGGAGCTGCAGAACTTCGCCGCATGGATGTCCTGCATTTTGACTCTGATCGTCACTTGCCGCCGCCCGAAGCAAAGATCGGCTGAGAGGACAGATCCCCGAACCATAGGATGTTGCTGTCATCAACCCACACCTCGCCAAAGGCGACGCCGACGGGCTTGCCGATCTCGATCGTCGGGACCGAGACATCGGAAAGCGTATCGGGGGGAGGCGTCTGCGGTTTCGGCCGCAGCGCATAACTCAAAATGGCGGTGACGATTAGAACGGCGATTTCGTAATAGATCATGCGCGCACCCTAGTAGATCGGATTGCCGGTGAGAGGATTTACGGCCGGGATGTATGGCTGGCCGCCGTAGTTCAAAATATTTCCGTTGACTGGATCCTGAGGCGATAAGTTGAAATTGATGCAGTTGCCCGTTGTGTGATCGCAGCCCGGATAGACGTTGACCGCCAGGCCGGGCACGAGGTCCGGAGCCGCATAGGCTAGATTCAAGGTCGCTCCGCCGCCGCTCATGGAATTGATCGAGCGCCGCTCAAGGTAGCCTCTCCCCGAATCCCATTCGATGTAGCCGCCGGCGAAGGAGAGCCCGCTCGGCGGGACCAGGCCCGGGATACCGATCGTGGGGCCCGTGACTGAGGAGATGGTCGCCGCGGTGACGTAGGTCGACGGCAGGACCGTGCAGCCGACTCCATACAAAACATGCGCGCAATTCAATTGGAAACGGCGCCGCAGACCCATCGTCTTCACACCGGTATAAGCCGGCTCGCAGCTCATGACGATTGTCGCCCCATCCTGCTTTTGCGACATGACGCGCCCGACAAAGACGTTGAAACCTTGCTGATCCGGATCATCGAAGTGCAGCGCGGTGATCGTCACGAGGAAATCTCCCGAGGGCGGGAAGTCCTGCAGCACCGAGACCACGGCTGTATCGAGCGGCAGCGTTATCGGGAGGGATTTTTTCTTGATCTCCTGGCCCTGATTGACCGCGCCGCTCGAGATCGCGATCGGCGCGTAAGGGTTAGTCAGATACGTGATCGTCCGATCGGCGCTCGTGTAGCGCCAGTGCGCGGTACCGATCATGAAATCATAGAGCAGGATCGGCTCGCCCTGCTCGATCGACAGCTCGTAAGCGCTAAATGTCATGGTTTACTGCCCGGAAAGGCGTTGAGCACTCGGAGATCCCGCGGATCGCCGTGTCATGCGCGATCGTGATCTCATCGGATGCGAGCACCGATAGCACCATGAAGGAGATCCGCCGAATGCTCGAGGCGGCGATCGAAACGCCGAAGGCAGAGCTGACCGTGACGAGCTCGACAGTCGGCGCAATGACGCTCGCGCCGGTGATTCTCCGATAGTAGATCGTGCCGTTGGTAAGCTCGATGCGCACGTCCTGGCGGTTGAGCTTCACCGCGTAGAGTGCGAGGCCAGAATTTTGGCACTGCAGGCTGACATCGGCCGGCGCGATATTGGCGATGAGCGTGAGGTCGTTTTCGTAACTCGGCACCCAGATCTCGCCTTGGGCCCCTTTAAGCAGGTAGAGCAGCGAGCGGAAATTACTGTGCGCGGCCTTGCCCTTCAGGAACCAATTGTGCGAATTGTTGGGAAAGCCGATCCCGGCCGAGTCAAAGACATCGATCGCGCCGGTTTGATTGTCGATCGTGAAGGTATCGCGATCGTAGGAACCCTCGGACGTGTCAGTGACGCTTGGGGAATCCTCGAGCACCGGCGCGCCTCGATAGGTCGGAAGTCCCGTCGCCGCGGGCCAGTCGCAGGCCTCGACGATGAGGAACTCCGGCTCGACGTCGGCGTTGCTCCCATTGTTGCGCGTAATCCGCTGCGCATTCATCAGGCGCGCCGAGCGCACCGGATAGAGCTTAGATCCCGTCGGCCAGGTGCCGACGATCGAGCGCACCAGGTTCAATTGCGTCGGCGTGACGGTGCCGAGCTGGATTACCTCGTAGGTCCTCGCATCGGTGAGGATGATCGCAAGGCCATTGGTGACGAAGTCACGTCCCGCCGTATCGGCGAGCACCAGCATGTCGCCTGGATTGCTCTGCACGCTCAAGTACTGGCCGTCCCACCAGATCGGCAGCGCCCAGATCAGCGCGCCCCACGCGAAGAACTGATTCTCGACGAATTGCTTATCCTGCCGGCTCATCCAGGTCGAGAACTTCACATTCCGCCTCGGGGCGATCCGAAGCGCCCGGCGTTGCTCTGTCGCATCCCACGCCCGCAAGCGGTCGGTCTTCCAGCCCAAGAGTTCCTCGACAGGGGTCTGCCAGTCCGGGGTCAACGCCCAGGCCGTGATGCGCTGGCCTTCCATCGAGAGTACGACTATCTCTCCGTCGGCGAAGGTGAAGGTGTACGTCGCATCGATCGTCGGCGGCCCCAAAGGATCAATTGCCAGCGTGTAGTCGAGCTGCTGATTCGCCTGATACACGAGCGGCGGTGCCGGCTGCCCGGTAAGCGTTGTGCCGCCGGCGTCGAAGCCGACAATAGAATCTAGCGTTTGAGCGGTCGCGAGCCACGCATTCCACACGCCGATCGTAAAGATCTCGTTTGAAACCACATTACCGAGCGAGAGATTGTTCGGCAGGATGTGGATTCTGAAAAACCAATCGGTAATCTCGAACGATGTCGCTGGCCTAGAGCCCGCATACGAGAAAGTGAGCGGCGAGAAATGCACGACGGTAATTGAGCCAGAATGCGGCCCGACGCTCTCGACGAAGCCCGGGAAGGGCTGCGCCATGGTGATGCGCGAATCGAGCGCGCCGGCATTTAAGCCGCTCGAGGCGGGGTAGATCTCGCGCGGCATGAGGGCGCCGGCGCTCATGGCTTAGGCGTTCTTCCGAAAGGCATAGCCTAAAATGGAAGTCGCCGCGGTCGGACTCCCGAGCGGCTGCTTTGAAATGACCGGAAAGAGCTTCCAGGTATCGGAGCCGATCGTGATCTCATCCTTCGGCTGGTTGTTTTGCAGATTGACGACGCGCATGTCGATGACATCGCCGATGCAGCTGTACACGTTGCCGATCGCACGCTCGACGAAAAGAGAGAGCGGGATAAAGGGCGTCAGCTGATTGAAGGTGTTCGGGTTTCGAAAGAAGGCATGCAGGTTCTTCGAGCCGGTCTTCCATCCGCCGATCAATCGTGCCGGCGTCGCGTTGCCATTGTTGAACCAGCGAGCCGTCCCATCCACGGTGCAGAGAAGATTGCAGGATCTCTGGCCGGTACCCGCTCCCGAGCCTTCCGCGGAAAACGGCGTCCAATTGTTGCCAGCGGGGCCCGAATCGAGCGATGAGTTGCCGCCGGCGAGCGCGGACCAGCATGTGCCGGCCGTGTAAGTCGCGGGACTTGCGCCGCCGACAGGATTTAAACGTCCGCCATCGAGGTGCAGGAAATTACCGGCCGAGTACTCGAGCAGCGTATGCAGATAGTCGACGCCGGCGGTCGCGGTCGAGAAAAAATGATAGCCCGCGTATGGGCCGACGGGCGGCGGAAAGAGAAGGGTTGGAAGCGCGGGAGCTCCGGCCTGCGCGCTCGGCTGCGTCGATCCGGCATAAGCGGTCGCTCCCCAAAGCTGGATCTGCAGAGAGCCGCCAAGCGCCGCCGTGTTCGGGACGTAGTAGCCGAGAAAGCAGCTGTCTTTATGAACTGCGAGGTAGTAATCACTAGCGCCAGAGAAGTGAGGGACGCCATTGAAATCGGACGTCCAGCCCGCCGAGACCGCGAACGTATTGAGCGCATTGAGAAAATCGGAAAGGCTGGTCGGCGTGCCGGTCGCGTACATGGGCAGTCCTTATGCAAATTTCAGCGCGACGAAATTCTGGCGCGCTGATCGAAACGTATCTTGGAAGCAGATGTAAGTGTCCGAACCAACGGTGAGGGTCGAGCCGGACGAGTTGCCTTCTCCGGAGGTAGCGAAGACGCCGTCCAAGGTCCCGACGACGTTGAGATTCGGCACGATCTGCTCGAGGCGCACCGGCATCACCGGATAGCTGCCATCGATGTTCGTGACGACGCACTTGAGCTGCCCGGGGGTCGTGGTCTGATTGGATCCAAAACTGCCATCGTCCGCGTAAGGGTTGATCTGGTTGGTGGAGTTGCTCGCGTGCGCATCGCCGCCGCCACTCCAGTGATTCCAGGCCTGCCAGCCGGCCGCGACGTCGCAATGAAAAGCCACCGCGGGGTCAAAAAATGCGGCATGAAAATTCGTCACATCCGAATGGATGCGATTGACCGCGAAAGAATCGTTTCCATTTCCGCCGCCCAAGGGGGTCGCATCGCCCGCGGTTCCGCCGATGAATACGGGATAGGGATATTGCCCTGGGGTCGCATCGGGCAGAAATTTGCCCAGGTAGCACAGCTCGATATTGCCGTTGACGTTCGCGGCCACGATCACGCGCTGGCCGTTGGCGATAAACCAGTAGGGAATCGGGGCGTTCCACAGAAGCATGAAGGCTTGCGGTGAAATCCCTGGCTGCGCGAAAAATGTGTTTCCTGTGATGAACCCGAGCGCGCCCATCATTCGCCAATTGAAAAGGCCAGCGGAGGCGTTCGTATAGGCGCCGATCTGGATGAAGATCTGCTCGGTCGTCGAGAGCCCGGGCGCCTGCAGGTAGGTCTCGAATTCGACCGTGTTGGTCTGGTCGGCCTCCACTCGCGTATAGGGCGTTGCGTTTGTTTTGAGCTCCGTCCAATTCTGAGAGAGCGACACGAGCGTCGCATCCGTCGTCAGGAACGTCCGCAGCTTTGAGAGCAGATCGAGATAGTCAGTCGCTGTGCCGCTGGTTGCGCTCATCCGAGTGAACTCCGCACCTTGTTAGGGTTTCGAGAAATGACATTAAGGACGGCCATCTCGCCGGGAGCGGTCGCCAGGTGATCGCCTAATAGCGTCGGATCGAGCACGTTGACGATCTTGTGCGTCTGATTCGCGGATCCGCTGACGGCGCCGCCTGCGGCGAACTTTGGGACCGCGGTCGGGCCGTTGATTCCTTTGAGCGCGCCTTGATTGAGCGCGGTGAGTAGCGGCAGCACGCCGGGCTGCGAGACCGATTTCGCATTGACGACGAACTCACCATCGGAGAGGCGTGCGGGGATCGAATCACTCGTCGAGGTGCCGGGCCCCTTGATGT